CCCGAAAGTCCTGCTTCCAAGACTTCAAAAGTACGGTAAAAGACAAAGTTTCGTTACCATATTGAGCATCGCTGATGCAAAAATGTAACAATCTGCGTAACTTGCTGAACATCACGTGTAAACTTCCTAATTCCTCCCATCGCTACCAAGTGGCAAAACAGCAGAATATAGCGGATATGTGCAGACTTTCCGTTACGAATACGTTACCTGTTTATGCAAAAAGGACATTCACATTTTCGGTAATACAACATTGTCAGACAGCGGTTTGACAGATTCAGAGAGGTTCTTTGCAAACAATGGGTTAAAATAGTTATCCGACGGTTTTTCCTGCACTCGTCCGCACCGTTCTGCAAACGGATGATTGGCTCTGTACAATATAATTTTGTGAACAAAAAAAGAGCTGATTATGGATGAATTGAAAGTAACATTTTACCTCAAGAAAAATGAGGAAAGAGCCGACGGGACGATGCCCATATTGGGACGAATCCGTATCGGCAAGTCAATGGTGCAGTTCAGCACCAAGGTGTATGCCATACCTGAACTGTGGGATGTCAAATCCGGCAGGGCTGTGGGTAAGAGCAAGCCCACCACCGCCGTGAACAGGGAACTGGACAGGATAAGCGTGGATATCCGTTCCGCCTGCAAGAACTTGCTGGCGAAAAAGGAAAACGTGTCGGCAATGGAAGTGAAGAATGCCTTTCAGGGCATATCCTCCGAACAGGAAACACTAATCTCCCTTTATGAAAAATGCAACGACAGCTTCTACAAGAAGGTCGGTATAAGCCGCAAGATGGCAACCTACAAGCAGTATTGCGTGGCATTGAACCACCTGAAGGACTTCCTCCGGCAGAGATACAACGTGAGGGACTTGCCGTTCCAATCCGTCAATCCGGCTTTCGTATCCGCATACGACCTGTACCTGCGCACCGACCTCAAAATCGGACGTTCCACCATAACAAGGATGATGGGCTATCTGCACCGTGTACTTAAATCTGCCATCAATGGCGGACACCTCCGGCAAGACCCTTTTGTCGGCTATACGTTTGACTATGTTCCAATCGTCCCAAAATTCCTGTCTGAAAAGGAGCTGAAACGGATGATAGCCACACCTCTGCCCAAATCCAACCTCAACCTCGTGCGTGACGTGTTCCTCTTTTCTGCTTTTACCGGAATCTCGTTCAGCGACCTCCGCAACCTGACAGAAAGGAATCTCGCACAGGCAGAGGACGGGACATGGTGGATTCATAGCGCACGGCAGAAAACAGGCACTCCATTTCATGTGCCGTTACTGGAACTTTCGCTGGAACTCATTGAGAAATATCGGGGCATCGCCAAAAACGGCAGGCTGTTTCCGATGTACAGTTGCAGCAAGACAAACATCTACCTGAAAAGGATAGCGGAAGCATGCGGAATCAGACGTCGGGTCACATTCCATCAGGCACGGCATACATACGCTTCGGTAGTCACTCTCTCACAGGGAGTTCCGCTTGATACGGTACGCGAACTGATGGGACACCGGGACTGGCGTGCCACCCGAATCTATGCACATTTGACCCATGACAAGGTAAGCGAGGATATGGGCAGGCTGCAAAAACGTCTTGATGACAAATTCAACTATACCCCATTGGCTGAGGATGCAACGTCCCAGACTGCGACATCGAAAACCGAAGCCGGACACAATAAAAGAATGAAGCCATGAAGAAAGAACGCAGCACCACCTACAATACTTTCGCGGTATTGTTCTACATCAACCGACAAAAGGTAAAGAAGAACGGCTTGTGTCCGCTCATGGGAAGAATTTCCATCAATACCGAAGTCGCACAGTTCTCCACGAAAATGGAAGTGCAGCCGGAATTGTGGGATGCCAAGAAGTACCGCCTGACGGGGAAAAGCCGTATCGCAAAGGAGACCAACGCAAAGATTGACAGGCTGGAGGAAGAAATACACCGCTATTACAGGGAGATACTTGACGAACAGGGCTATATCACGGCTGAGCTTGTCAAGAATGCAGTGAACGGTGTCGGGCAATACAAACGGAAACTGCTGGAACTTTACCGTGAATACATGGAGGAATATGCCAAGCGTGTGGGAATTAACCGCGCTTACGGCACATTGAAAGCCCACAAGGCATCCTATAAAACCCTCCAGAAATTTATACATGACTGCTACGGTGCGGAAGACATCCCGTTAAAGCAGCTTGATTATGCCTTCATTGAAAAATATGACAATTTCTTGCGGACGGACATGGGATATTCCATTGCCACAGTGGAGGGGTATATCATAAAACTGAAGACCATGACAAGGACGGCACTGGCGCAAGGTACAATCCGTTATAACCCGTTTGCCTCGTTCATTCCTGAAAAGGCACTGAGGAAACACCGCCATCTGACGATGGACGAGCTACAGAAGCTCATGCACACGCCCGTTCCAAACGGTTTCCTTTGCCTCGTCCGTGATATGTTCATCTTCAGCACTTTTACAGGTATCTCCTATATTGATATGTGCAACCTGAATACAAGTAATTTGAGCAAGGACGGCAAGGGGAATTTATGGATAAAGCTCAAACGTCAGAAAACCAAGAGCAAGTGTGCGATACGCCTGCTTGACATTCCACGCAGGATATTGGAGAAATACGAGGGAGAGCGGACAGGTGACAGGCTGTTCAATATGCCATGTTGTTCCGCCCTGACCAACAATATGCCCAAACTCGCCAAGTTATGCGGAATTGAAAGACGGCTTACCTATCATATGGCACGACATAATTTCGGAACATTGATAACTCTTTCACAGGGAGTTCCGTTGGAAACCGTATGCCAGATGATGGGACACAAGAACATGCGCACCACACAAATCTATTCCCGACTGACCCATCAGAAAGTGGACGAGGACGTAAAGAAGCTGACACAGCGCATTGGGAACAAGTTCCGTATGCCGGAGTGGAACAAAGACAGGGAAAACATTAAAAACATACATTATGGAACGAGGAATCATTACAATCAGTGAAACAGGAGTGGTCGCCATGCCGACCGCTCCTGTTTGGATGACACAGCAGGAAATGTCAGACCTGTTTATGGTATTCTGCTGTGACATCCGCAAGGCTATCCGTGATATTTATAAGAATCATGAACTGTTGGAAGAAACAACCATGTGTTACATCAGACAGGAAGACGGGACACGTTACATGGTGTACAGCCTTGAAATCGTCATAGCTCTTGCGTTCAGACTACGCAGCAGGGAATGTATGGTTTTCAGAATGTTCATTATGGGAAGGCTGTATGCGCCCAATCAGGAAAAGCCCATTCATTTGTTCTTTTCACTGTCCGAAGCCAATCCACGATACAAATGTTAGTGTTGTTTGTACCTATAATGAGAATAATGCAAGAAGCCGATGGCTGGGTAATTTACCTGTCGCCATCGGCTTCTGTTCCTTTCACACTTTACAAAATTACGTTTCCGTTCGGTAGGCGTTCCGATACCCGCCCATCACCAGCTTTTCGATGTCAGATTCCTTGTAGAGAATCTTACCACCCAACTGGTAATAGGACACTATCCCGTTGTTACGATAATCCTGCAAGGTGCGTCGGCTCACTTTGAGCCATGCCGACACCTCCTTGTCCGTCAGAAAGCGTTCATTACCGAATGAAGCCTTGCTTTTTTCGTTCATGCTTTCAATACCGTTCAGCATAGAGTCCAGTTCCTTCATGAAGCCGACAGCCCATTCATCATTTGTTTTAATCGTTCCGTTCATTTGTTACAGTGGATTTAGTGGTACAATAGATTTGATTATATTCAGATAGTCTTTCCCCGACAGGTTGCATCCTTTCGTCTGTCCTCCACGAGCTGGACAATACGCAATACGTCTTCCGGCTTGTAGAAAATCTTATGCCCTATCTGGGAGTAAGCCAGCGTCCCGTTGTCGCGAAGCGTCTGCAAGGTTCTCGGACTGATACGAAGCTGCTGGCAGACATCCTGATTGTCCATCCAGCGGCTGAGCCGTCCTTCCTCCCTTTTGCCGAGGATTTCATTCACCCGGTCGGAGAAGTGGTTAAATTTTCCGACCATTTCTTCAAACACGTCTTTCGAGATAATCACAAATTCATTCATTGCATATACTGTTTTTATTGTTGGTAATCCTGTTTGTCTGCAAAGTAAAGCCAATACCAGTATCGGACAATGGCTTTACTACTGACTGGCAGCTTGTGGCGGCAAGTGGTAGGGATTGGCTTAATTCCATATTCCGCAACAGTCCTTCCGGTTGCCGACTGTACAAAGAAAAGCCAAGTCCGGCAGATTCCAACCAACCCGCAGCATCGTGGCAGCATTTGGCACTGGTACGGTAG